CCTCTATAGCCATTTTTGCCATTTCAGTTTTTTCTTCGGTATGGCGAAAATAGCACTTGCCATTTTTGCCATCTTTGGAATGGCACTTGCCATTTTTGCCATCTTCTGAATTTTCTTCACTTTCTTGAGAATGGCACTTACTATCGTCTTGCCATCTACTTTCAGCTCCTTTTTTCCCATTTCTTGCCTTAGACTCACAGTTAGAAATATATTTCTCTTCATCTTTTCTAAACTGCATCAGAACCATTTCAAAGATTCCTCTAATCAATGGATCCTCAATGGTATACTCTCTTCCGCTCTGGTAACAACAAATCGCATAAAACAACTCCCCAAGCTGTTCCTTTGGCAGGTTCTCAAACAAAGGATTCCAGCCCCTATAAAGCATATAAGATTCTTTTTCTATCGTTGTTATAGCCATTTGCTACCCCCTAGCATTCCTTTGCCTTATCCTTGATATAATTCAAAGTCAAAATTTCATTTTCGCTCAGTTTAAGTTTTGGCCCTAGGCCGTTTTCCCATCGTCTAAACTCGTATTCCAGTTTCTTTATAGTTAAATAGTCTAGTCCGGCTAAGATACCTTTGAATGTCTCCTCAAAGTTTTCGATTTTCAATGATTTTTACCTCTTCCTTTCCAATTCAGCAATGAGTGCTCTCATTTCCTCCGAAGGCGGTGTTTCTAACCCCATTTCTTTCATCTCAGATATTACCCCGTCAAGCAAACTGGCAAACTCCGCACTGTTATATGTGCTTGAACCGAAGTAACAAAGCATTTGTATCATTGGGTTTCCGTCTACTGTTGTTTCTCCTACTATTTTTGTCTCCCTCCACTGAGCTCTGACCGCCTCTACCACCTCCGGCCTAACAAGGATATGAGTGAATTTTCCATACCTCTCAATCATAAGGAGGTAAACTTCCCAAGCGTCTTGATGTAATACCTTTGCAATGTCTCCGATACAAGCCCAAAGACAAGCATTTGCATCAAGGCTACGGTGTCTTCTGTGCTTGGAAAAATTTATATCTAAATCCTTATCAATGTACTTTTCTAAGTCCTCTGGATCTGCTTGTATCTCGAAGGATATAACCGGATATTTTGCTCTGAACGGGACTTGTACACTCGTTAATCTTCCTCTTGCTTTCACGTACTTTCCTGCTCCTTCTCTTTTCATCAAAATTCAATAGATCAATGTAATAGGCCAATAGCACTCCAAGCACCATGCTTAAGAACATGCACTCCACCAGAACGGATGCAGGTATGCCCTCGCTGTCAAGAGCTGCTACTACGGTCATTAAAAAGAATAAATTTAGGTAACTAAGCCCTTTTGCTATGATTTTCATTACGCACCTACCTTGCTGGGCTTTCTTCTAACGATGGTCCCTGTAAAGAGCGAAAAATAACTTTTTACCATGCTTAGGATCTCCTCATCGGTTGCGCCGAAATATCGGCACAATAGTGCAAAATCCACAAGACTCCACTCCCCGTCTGCCTTTCGGAAGCTAAGTGTTTTCTCGGACATACAAAGATATTTAGCTACCGCACTCTGCCGAACACCCTTCTTTGCCTTTCCTATCTCTAAAAATCGGGTTATTTCTTCACCGCGCTTCATTCCTATTCTGCTTTTTGGCATTGGCTACCTCCTTTCTAAATGCTAATCTTTGGTACCCGTACAAGAATCCCGGAAAGAATTTTCTGATTGTTTGTTCCGGTGTAAGTCTCATAAAGTTAGCTATGGTAACAATCTGTCCGAGATTGAGCTTGTTTATTTTATATTTCTCTACAAGTTCTTCCGGTGGCATCCGTAGAATCTTCGCCAGCTTAATTGTTGTAGGACACATCACTCATAGTCCTCCTCTTCCCGTCTTCTTTCGCTTTTTAGTTCTTCCTCGAAGTCTTCTTCTCTCCACTTCTCTTCAAGAGCATTGCAGTAAAGCGCTTCCACTTCTCCTGATATTAAGGTTTTTACCGGTATACCCTGCTCCTTTGCCTCGTTTGAAAAGTGTGTAAAGGCTGATTGACTTATGTCTATGTAAACTCTCATTTTTTTACTCTCCCAGATATAAAATCTCTTTATTGTTCTTTCCTCCCGAAACGCTTTATAGTCGTTTTATAGCTATTGCAGTAGCTAAATACATAAGAAAGGAGGAAGAACGATGGATATAACCATTCATTTGACAGACGGTAACAGTGTTGAAATTCACGATATCTATCGAATCACGCAGCTAAAAGGTGTCAATGATCGCGAAACAACCATACTAGGAACCACTGAAAAAAGTTTTGAATTTCTGCCCTGTCAAAGTTATTGCTTTTATGGTGATAAAACCGTATATGTACTAACTGAAAAAATTTCATATTTAGAAACTAGTAAACAGTAACATCATTCTTAGAAAGCTTGATGCTTATGGAAATCTCGGCTTCAAGCTTTCTATCCTTTGCCTCTCTTTCCGCTTCGCGTAACGCATTGAAGAGTGTCGAAAATTCCTTTGTTTCAGTCCAGTTTTCAATACGAATCTTATAATTTCTGTGTTCTGTCATTTTTCTTTTCCTTTCTTTATCCTGCTGCCAAACTTGCTTCTCTCTTCCTGTCCGTGCTATACTAAACACGGACTAAAATATTGTTTTTGTTCCGGGGTTACTGATGGTCGAGATCGGTAACTCCTTTTTTAAATATTTTTTTCAATCTTCACTTTCTTCATGCAATTCTTCTTTCTCTACAAACCTCCATAATATCTGTAGGACTAGACCATTTCTTGTCTGTCCTCTTTTCTTTGCTTCCTCGGACAGCTTCTTCTGTAGTTCCTGCGGAACTCTTATTGTCATTATTGCATTTTTTCTCCCTTTTTTACTCCTTGCAAAAAGAAATCATTTAGCTACAATATTGATATCTTTTTAAAACAAAGGAGGAAACCTTATGTCTATTCAAGCTAACCCTTATCCGTTACGTATTGATAAGGAGGTGATGGATAAAATCAAGTTCATCGCCAATGAATCAGGACGCTCTGTAAACAAGGAAATTGAGTACCAACTCAAAACCGCTATCCGTTCCTATGAATCCGAACACGGCGTAATTCATCTTCCAGATATTGAATAGCCAATCTATAACTTTATATAGAAATCAAAGGAGGTTATTATGGCTACAAATAAGCGTCCAACCATGCTACGTTTACCTGATGAAATGTTTTTGAAAATGCATTCGATTGCAGCTCTCGAACATAGGTCCATGAATAAAGAGATTGAATTTATTTTAGAATCCTATATCCGTTCCTACGAAGCTGAACACGGTGAAGTCCCTCTTCCAGGTATTGAATAATTAATCCATTCATACTTATTCCCGTTCTAGCTGATTCTTTTCCAAGGGATTCCTTCAGTTCTTCCGGAATCCTTAAAGTTAAATTTACGGGGATGTTCTTTCTTAGCTTTACTAATGGCATATTTGCCTCCTGTTCCTGTCCGTGCTATAATTTGCACGAACTAAATACATATTTTTGTTCTTGGGGTTACTGATGGTCGAGATCGGTAACTCCATTTTCTTTTTAGATTTCACCTTCGGTCTGCCTTTCGTAATAATCATTTGCTAACTCTGATATAAACTCCTCAACAGTTCTTGATTCGTATGAGCAAACCCATGACAGCCACTTATATATGTGGTTCTCCAACCTGATAGTTACCTCTCTCATGCTATTTCCTCCTTAAATCCTCCGCAGTAGCGATTGATAAAGTAAATCTGCCCCTTACCGGTTATCTTCGTGGTCTTGCTTACTCTGATACTGCCATCCGGATTGTTAATTGCAGTCTCCTTAATCTCCATGAGTCCAAGCTCCATTGATTTTTGAGAGGGCATATTAAAGTCAGAACCTTTGCGCTTAATCAAGAAGCCGTCTTGCCGAAGCGTTTCAAAGAGTCTCTTCTGGCCAGTTTCGTGACCGTTGGCCTTTAGAATCTTTGCCAGTTCACCAATTAGGATTGATGTATGAGAACTTGCCACGGAATCAGCAAAGATTTCCTTTGGCTTCATACGCTCAACATCAAGCTTTAAGGTGCTTAGTTCCTTCTCCGCAATCCGTAAGGCTCTTGCCATAATCTTTTCCGGGCTGTTGTAGTCCTTTTCTACTTGGATGAAATACTGTCTTGCTTGCTTACCCCTGTCGGTTCTCTGAATCATGGCTAATTCTTTTGCCATGTCGATTGTGAGGAGATGGTCGGTAAGTTCTCTTGCTACTTCCCTGTTTCCCTCAAATCGAACTTGCTCATTTTTGAGCGGGTTGAAATCTTTCCCTTCCGTGAAGCCGTATTCGACCATTCTTGGAAACCAGTCCTTGTATAATGTCTTTACTCCTAAGAACTCGTGCAGCTCTCTTCCCAGTACCGTAGGCTCTCCTACTTCGTTAGTCGTGATTGTGATTAGTTCGTTCAATTCTCTTCCCCCTCCATTCTTTCAATTTCCGCTTTCATAGCACTAGCTAATGCTTCGATTACTGAATACTCTGTCCTAAGTGTCCCTAATACGTTTGGTTCGTTTCGCTCCACCTTCTCAAAGATTTCTAAGGTCGCCAAGAAATTCGTTGCACTCCGCCCTTTCTCTCCTCTGGATTTGATGAAATCAAGGTGTCTCCTGACGATTTTTTCTACTGCTGCTTTCCCAAATTCCATTTTCTTTTTCCTCCTTTTTAGTAGTCTTCCGACTGAATTTTTACTTTTTTGAATTCACAAGATGATAGGAAGTCAAGTTTTGAAAGTGCCTCGATGATTGTACTTTCCGCTTCTTCCAAAGCACTTGTCATCTTGCCGGTATACTCAGCATCGTACTCGACTTCTACGAGCGCCATAACTTTGTATTGCGCCATTTTGTTGTTCCTCCTTTCTAATAGTTGCTGTTCACTTCTGCCTCAATGTTCCAGTCCGATACGTTGTTATTCTTTCGGAACAGTTCATTTAGGTAGCCATCGATTGTCCCTTTGCTGTTTCCTTTGCATCTTCCTCGTCAAAACCGAGTTGCTCTAGGTCGAGTTCGATTTTTAATGTGATGTGGTGAATCCTTCTCGTTGGTTCTGTTCTTTCGGGTGCGTGCCCCAGTTTTTCATATATCATTGCGTCGCTCCTTTATATTGACTTTATGTCAACTTAATTTTCAAAAAAAATATCGCATAACTCTTTTGGCGACAAGCCTAACAATGTTTTTAAACTTGAAATTTCGTTTCTCTTGAACTCCGTCTTTCCCAACAATTTCTTTCTTAGCCCCGCTCTCGTTAAATGGCATTTAGAGGCTATAAAAGAAGGCTTCAACCCGGACAGTTCGATTCTATTAATCAATTCTTTTAAATTCATTTCCTTCCTCCCTTCTCAAGATAGATTCATAATAACAGTAGGTTTAACTTAAATCAACTATTTTTTAAAAAAAGTAAACTTAATTGACTTTTTTATTATCATGCACTGCTAAAAATGGTGATTTTTGTTTACATTTAATTCCAGTCATGCTACTCTATTTGAAAAAGGGAGGTGAAAAAATGACTACTGGAGAACTGGTAAAACAACGGCGAATCGAATTAGGTATGACACAAGAAGAATTAGCCGGTAAAATGGGATTCAAAACGAAAGCTTCTATTAGTAGGTTGGAATCTAACGATAGAAAGTTGCCTTTAAGTAAATTAGAAAAGATGGCTATGATTTTAAATATTCCTCCATCACGTTTAATGGGATGGGATGACGATGGTTTAGAATACGGAGATAAATACGACAAAAAATACCATCATCAAAAAGCTTCTGAGGGAATAGTGGCTCAAGGCAACTTGCTAGAAGTTTTAAACATCCTTCCAACGTTAACAGACAAAGAATTAGAACTCGTAAACGGAATGCTGGCATTACTATTAGAAAAAAGAGAACACTTTCATCAGTAATTTTATGTGATGAACTCTTTTTTGTTGGTTCTGTTCTTTCGGGTGCGTGCCCCAGTTTTTCATATACCATTGTGCTTCTCCTCTCTTTGTCTTATATTGACAATTATATTCCAATATTTGTATTTGTCAATAGTTTTTTGTCAAATATTGACAATTTGTTTTTTTCTTTTATAATTGAGGTAGAAAGTGAGGTAAAGGTATGAGAGAAAGAATGAAAGAGTTAAGAAAAGCTCTGAAAATGACTCAGCAGGAACTTGCAGATACATTACATATAAAGAGAACGAACATTGGAAATTATGAATCTGGCGTAAGCTCTCCAACCGATTCAGTTATTGCGTTAATATGTAAAGAATTTAATGTCTCTGAGGACTGGCTTAGAAATGGAGAAGGGGAAATGTTTATCCCCATGACATTAGATGAAGAGATCGCTTCTTTTATTGGCGGTATACAGGCGGACATTGAGCCAACATTTCAGAAGAGATTTATCTCCGCCCTTGCAAAGCTTTCTCCGGAAGAATGGAAAACAATAGAACATATTATGCGAAACATGATTGACGAAAGAGAAAAAGAAGAGGAAAAGGAATAAAAAAAAAGACTAGGGTTTTACCCCAGTCTCAGTATTGCCTTAAGATAACGCAAGATAAGCCTCAGCTCCCTACTTCCGGCTTTTTCAAGGCACTTCAGTATTTCTTCTTTGTAGTCATCCTTCATAACCTCTCCCCTGCTGCACAACCTAAGATAGCGATAATCATATTATAGAACGCTTGTTCTTGTATTTAAATAGGGCTAAGCTATAAAATTTTTCTATAATAAGGGTGAATGAATCGTTCGGGCTCTCTTCCGAAACAGTACTTCGGACTGGGCAAAAGGAACTAATAGAAAGTAAAATTGCATGATATGGTAACTATATTTTACAAAATTGTAAATATTAATTGACGCAGGCATAGGTAGGTGGTAGATTACTATATGACAGTACCTCCCACACCTCTTCGCAATGTGTCCCAAGGGAGGCCATTTTTTTGTTTAAAAATATAAAACCTGCAAAAGAATTCCAAGAGCAAATAGATATTTTAAAGTCAAGAAACATTATTCCAGATGATTCCACATTATTCCAGATGATTCCACAAGATCATTTCTAACAAATGTCAATTACTACAGAATCTCTGGATATATATTTCCTTTTTTAAACACTGACTCAAACCTATGTGATAGCGAATTGCAATTCTCCACTGTTGCTTCAATATATGAATTTGATTCTGAAATGCGATCCATTTTACAAAAATCACTTGAAAAAATAGAAGTAAGTATGAGAACAAGAATCGCGCATTATTTTTCATTGAAATACTCTCCGCTAGGATATTTAAACAGTCAAAATTTTAGCGAAAAGTTTGACCATGAAACCTTTCTAAATGAAATCGAAAAATGCAAGCAGAATAACAGCAGATCCCCGGTTGTTATACACCACTTCCGTAACTACGGAAAAGACTTACCTTTTTGGGTTATCGTTGACTACTTCTCTTTTGGTACGTTATCACAGTTTTACTCCGGAATGAAAACAGAAGATAAAAAAGAGCTAAATACCACCTTAATCCATCTCCATTATGAGAAATTAAGCGGGTGGCTACGTTGCGCAACCGATTTGCGAAACCGATGCGCGCACTATTCGCGATTATACAATTGGAAGTTTTCATCGCTTCCCAGCTATCCAAATGGTGACAGTACTACTAATGATCGTCGACTTTTCACACAGATTTACACATTAAAGTTGCTTTATCCTATCCCGGAGGAATGGAATAATTCTGTAGGGCACCGTATTGTTACACTCATTAAAAAGTATAAGAAGGATATAAAGCTTAAACACATAGGATTTCCAATCGATTGGGAAAAACGCTTGTTAAACTAAGAGTAATGTTTTCTAGTATTGTAATTTATACATTTTTATCTGATAATAATATTGCAGACGGAAACGGGCTGTATACTCATGCAACCGAATTGACGTTTAAGCGAACTGTAAGCTCGCCGGCCATGAGGCATAATATCCCCCCTAGAAGTAATCACCTGATCAGTGATGAAACTAGGGGTATTTTTTATAATTCTTCTTGACATACGTATATTGCACGTGTATAATATGTATTAAGAGAGGAGAAAGAAAATGAAAGTTTCTGAACTAAGCAAACTCTTGAAGAAAAATGGTTGCTACCTAGTAGAGCATGGCAAAGAACATGACGAATGGTACAGTGAAATCACAGGAAAAAGCTTCAGACTACCGAGGCACCAGTCGAAAGAGATAGCAACCGGAACACTAAACAGAATTTTAAAGGATGCGGGGCTGAGATAGCCCCTCTTCCGGAAGGAGAAAATATATGAAATACGTTTACCCAGCAGTATTTACACCAGAAGACAACGGACAATTTTCCGTGAACTTCCCGGACTTGGAAAGCTGCTACACCTGCGGTGATGATCTAGGAGATGCCCTCTATATGGCTGAAGACGTTTTGGCCATGACCTTAGTTAGCTATGAAGATAAAGGCAATCCTATTCCGGCACCGTCTAAGACACTTCCTTTAGAAGCGGGAGAATTTCAAAACTTTATCGCCTGTGATACAGATAGATATAGAAAGCAGAATTTGAATAAGGCTATAAAGAAAACCCTTACCATACCGGAGTGGCTAAATGAGAAAGCTCTGGCGCAAGGCATAAACTTCTCTCAGGTATTACAGGAGGCCTTACTGGAGAAAGTAGGAGGATAAAAACATGAAATACATTTATCCGGCAATTTTCTATAAAGAAGAGGACGGGAGATATTCTGTTTTATTCCCTGATTTTGATGTGGCCACCTGCGGAGACGACCTGGACGATGCTATAGCTATGGCTGAGGACTGCCTTGCTTTGCAGCTCAAAGGGTTAAGACAAGACGGGGATGATTTTCCTACCCCCTCTCCTCTCGACAAAATAGATCCTGCTGCCTATGTTAATGATTTAGGTGACAGCGTTCCGTCTGTCCGTCACATCGGTGTCGACCTTAATGATGGTATCTAGGAGGACATCACTATGAGTATTCCAAAGTGGGTAGTTAAAGATGTTCAGGCGACGGAAAACCACGAACTCCTGCTTACTTTTATAGACGGTAAAAAAGGAATCTTCGATTTTCTTCCGCAACTTCATAAACCCATATATGAGAAACTGAAAAATATAGACTTCTTTTCTACCGCCCACGTAGAAGACGGAACCGTAGTATGGGATGATGAAACGGACATAGCGCCGGAATACCTATACGAGAATTCGTAGGAGGATAGATATGAATAAACTTCCTAAAGGTGTCGACCAACTTCCTTCCGGGAAGTATCGACTTAGAAAAATGGTGAACGGGCAGATGCTTACTGCCCTGTTCGAGGAACAGCCTACACAAAGAGAAGTGATGAGAGCTGTAAACGACCTTCTTAGAGAGACCTCGGCGGCAACTTTAAAGGGGTCTTTTTTAGACTACGCAGAAAAATATATCAAGGCGAAAGAGAATGTTCTTTCCGCGTCAACTATACGAGGCTACAGAGCGACGCTAAGAGGCCTTCCTAGCCACTTTACCTCCTTACCTATAAAAGATATCACCCAGTACACTTTAACTGCTCTAGTGAACGATATGGTGCGTTCTGCGAGCCCTAAAACAATTTATAATCGGCACGGTTTAATTGTTTCCGTGCTGCACGAATTTCGTCCGGAGCTGGTAATAAGAACAAAGCTTCCTCGAAAAGTACAAAAGGATATATACACCCCCGATGACAAAGAGATCCGCAAGCTCTTTTCGTACATCGATAATACTCCGAACTTTAAAAAATACTGGGTACCTTTGTACCTTGCTGCTCTAGGCCTCCGAAGGTCTGAGATAGGCGCCCTTACCCTATCCGATTTGTCACATGACAATATTTTGACCATAAACAAGGCCAAGGTGCAGGACAGCGATAATAATTGGGTAATTCAGCATTTCACGAAGACGGAGCGAAGCAATAGAAAAATCCCTATCCCGGAAGAGCTCGCGACTAGAATCAGAGAACAGGGCTGTATCTACGAAGGTTTTCTCGGAAAGGTCTATGACACTATGCGGATGGCCGAAAAGACTCTTGGCCTGCCGCACTTTGGAGTACATCGTCTACGATCTTACTTTGCCAGTAAAGCACACTCTTTAGGTCTACCCGACTCAGTAATACTAAAGCTCGGAGGGTGGAAATCTGACAATGTTATGAAAAACATATATCGTAAAGCCCTGAAAGAAGATTTACATAGAGAGTCAGAAAAGTTTCTTTCTCACATGACAGAGATATCATGACGGAACTTGTGACAAAAATCGTGACAAAAATCGTGACAAAATTTATCTGAAAAACAGGTAAAAAGATTGTTTTTCGGGGTAAAAACAGCTTACAAAAAAGTAAGAAAAAACAAGCAAAAACGCTAGACTCCAAGCCGCTCAAGGCTTAAAATCTAGCGTTTCAAAATCGCGGAGATGATGGGATTTGAACCCATGCGCCGGTTGCCCGACCTACCGCATTTCGAGTGCGGACCCTTCAACCACTTGGGTACATCTCCTTATAAAGGCAATACAAAAGGTATAAAAAAACCGGCGAGATAACTCACCGATTATTCTCCTTTGCTGCCGGCGACCGGGGTCGAACCGGTATGAGATTTATGTCTCGCAGGATTTTAAGTCCTGTGCGTCTACCTATTCCGCCACGCCGGCAAGTTAAGATGAAATCTCAACTGCGTCGCTTTCAATGCAACAGAATTATGATACTGAATCCCTCTCTTTTTGTCAATATTTTTTTGGAGCAGAGAGTGCATCCTACAGTTGCATGAATTTTTCCTTATTCTATTCTCCGCTATGTTTTCCTGTTTTCTTCTCTCTCATTTTCCTGCCCTAGACCGATTTTTTATAGTATACTGTTAACGTAGTGCTTTTTTAGCATCCATAGGCCTTTTGCAAACGGCAAATTCGGCCTTCCAACAAATATATTTTTATTGATAAAAGATAGCGACATTATGAGCGTTACTCATTACGAACTAAAGGAGCAAGATGAACATAATCCAAAAAATAGCTGAGGACTTATCTCTTAAAAAAATGCAGGTGGAAGCGGCAGTACAGCTTTTAGACGAAGGAAATACCGTTCCCTTTATTGCACGTTATCGTAAGGAGGCTACCCACGGTTTAAATGACGAGGAACTCCGTAGCCTTGAAGAAAAGCTGCAATATCTTCGGAATCTCGAGGAGAGGCGCGAAAGCATTTTAAACAGTATCGCGGAACAGGGGAAGCTCACGGAAGAGCTGAAGGCGCAGATTGAAGCGGCAGATACCGCAGTGCGTTTGGAAGACCTCTATCTTCCCTATAAGAAGAAAA